TTACCGTAAACTCAACATCCATTTTTTTTGGTGGATTATTTTTTTTAATCCATTTCATACTTTCATCAGAAAGTGAGAATGTATTATTATAAGGTTTTTCAGTAGGTATCTGTATCGCCCAATTACCTTTATAACCTGTCTCTTCATCAGGTTCAAAATATATTAACGTACCTTTCATTTACTGACCATCGTTTTGCTCTTCATAGAGCATATCTCTCAACATTTTATTTTCTTCAACAAGTAGTTCACATTTTTTAGCGTCCTTCAACATTGAGTACGACATGATACTACCTAAAACACAACCAATAACAATTCCAATTGCTATCGCGATCTTATCTATTTTATTTTCCATATTGTTTTATTTTTTATGATTCTAAATATTTTCCTTGTATTACCTGAACTTTGTAACTAATCACGTCACGTAAATAATGTCCTATAGTATAAAGAATACCACTATCTACTTTATTTCTAATCATTTGTTTTTCAAAATTCCAAACTAAAACTCTTGCTGAACGAGTTTGTTCATATGTCTCACAAGAGTCAATAACTTTCTCAATCCATTTTTGTACGTCTCCGTAGTGTGTACTTCTTTTTTCCATAATACAAATATAATAAAAGTTTTTTAAATAAAAAACCCCACCTGTAAAAAAGATGGGGTTTAATTATAATATTAGTGAATTACTTAATGTTTAATAAAGTTCCTGATCCACCAGCCACTGTTGTAGGAAGTTTCCCATCCCAAGCATTCCACTTAACATATTCAATATACAATGGAGACAATTGGTTTTGTTTAATTTTGATTGCCAATGCCGCCGCTTGTGCGTTGATGATAGTTTCTGCCGAGTCAGCTCGTGCCACAGCCACCTTACGTCTACCTTCAGAGATCGCAGCGATCGCTTGTTGCTCTGATGCTTCCGCTTGTTGGATTGCCTTTGTTTTTGCTATAATAGATTCTTGTAATGCATCAGGTGGGATAATATTAGTTCGTAATTGAGACACATTAAACCACTTAGATAAACGTACATTACATTCGGTTACAATAGCCGCCTCAAATGCTTGTCGGTGATTAAAGATACTATCTACTTCCCATGTATTAGCAACATCATTAACCGCTCCGATAATGGCATTTTTCAACCAACCTTGTTCAATCTCTTTGATATCTTTTCTTAAGTTAACAAACATATCTCCAATCGCATCTTCACGTAATGAATAGTTGAACGTTGGTTTAATAGTCGCAGAGAACCCACCTTTTAGGATCACACCTTGATCTTCGTATTCAATATGTTGTTGGTATGTTGGGAACTCTAAAACTTGTTCTGTCCAACTATTATAAAAAACCCAACCTGTCTTATATTGATAACTTGATACTCCTCGTTGATTACCAATCAAATTAATTTTTAATCCTTTGTGACCTGAATCAATTTTTTCAATTGAATATGGTTGGAATATTGTAACCAAAACTCCAATCACCGCGACGGCAATTCCCATTATAGTTCTACGGTCATCGTCATTTGCACGACCTGATAAAAACATTATTACTCCAATAGCAATAAACACAATAAATAATACAATACTAATCATTTTTTTCTTCTTTTTTAAATAAACTAACTGCCTTTTTTACTATTAATTTTACTTGAAAAATTGTGTAAGCCAAGGCTACTAAACTTACAACAATTTGGATTTCACTTGCCACCTCTCTACTAAGGATATATTCAAAATATAAATTGATTAGATAGAGATAGATCGTTGTTAGTATTATGACTCCCCATAGTCCTAACTTTTCTGTTTTAAACATTTACTTCATTTATTTTATATGATTTAACTTGTGAATGACAAATCTACACATTAATTTTAGATTTACCAAATAAATCTTCTGTTTTTTTACTTAAAGTTTGAATTACTTTTTCCAATTCATCTTTTCCTTCTATTTTCCCACTTTCTCCGTATTTCTCCAACAAATTAACTTGTCGTAAAAATTCATCTAAATTAACTGATTTCAGAACATTAACAGTTTTTTCAACATCAGTTTTAGCCTTTTCAATTATATACTTTTCATAAGTATAAACTCTTATTTTAGCCATTATTTCAAATAGTTCAAACATAGTCCAACCATTCATAATAAATTTTTGCTCACCAGCCTCAGTATCAATTTGATTATAAATTGTATAATATGTGGTCAAGTGTTCATTTTTACTACGTGAATAAAATGCAACCTTATTATAATTTTTAGCTCTTTCTTTTTTTGAGATCAAATAAAACAAATAACCGTCTTTAGTGTAACTTGTAAACTGATAAGAACTTGATTTACTGGCGGTACACCATTTAGTATCCGCACCATATTTTAGGGATCCCTTTAAAGTTAAAGGACTAATTAAAAGATAATCATCATTTTCAATTAAAACATCAATATGATCTTCACGAATAAATTCATTTTCCTCTTTTAATGCTTTAGCATTTTCAACTATCCTAAATAACTGCATCATAGATTTATATTGACTACTATAAATGTCTTTATTTTGAATATATGGTAACAACTGATCAAACTCATTAATTATTTTAACATACTGAGGTGCCGATACTCCCTCAACTGGACGTTCATTTCTTGTTGACCACATCTTAAACATAAATTCAAGATATTTTTTGGTTGGTGTTTTATCTCCCTCAAAAAATTTATCACCCGTAGATTTATTAACTTTTGGGTATTTTTTTCTTAGTTCATCAATTTTTGCCATTGTTTATTCTTTTTTTAAGTTCTGTACTTGAGAAATTGTGTTTTCTTTCATTGTAGTATAACACAATACTCCTATCTAAACATATTTGTTTTGCGGTGAAATCTTTACCCTTATAGTCCTCACCAATAATTCTAACATCTAATTTTAATGTGTTAAAAAGATCTTCTAAATCTTTTTCAGTTTCATATGGTATGATCTCATCAACGAATTTACAACCTTTAAGTTGAATATATCTTTCAACGACCGATTGTATTGGTTTGTTTTTTTCTGGTCTATCAATTGTTGGATCTGTTTGTAACGCAATAATTAAATAATCACATTGAGTTTTAGCTTCCTCCAACATCTTTACGTGTCCCGCATGAAATAAATCAAAACAGGAACAAGTTATACCTATTTTCATTTTAAGTTATTGATTATAAAGTATGGTGGTTTTATCCTAACTTTGGACCCATCACTATTAAAGTAATAGATAGTATCTCCATCAAAACTTATTGTGTCAGTGTACCATACCGCATTATGTAATGGATTTATTCCTGATGTTGGTACATAAACTTTACCATGGATTTCATATTTGTATTCTTTTCTCTTACAAGAAAACAATACCATCCCAACTAAAGTAATTAATATTAACTTTTTCATAGATTTTCTTCTTTTATTTTAAGGTGTTTTTCTTTAAATTGATTTAATAATTCAATGATCTCTTCAACAGTATCAAAAGCCCATCTTTTTGTCTCAATGACATAAAAATCACCACCACCACCATTATCAGTTTTGATCGTTAAATATTGTTCCTCAGTTGTACAACAATCCGCCTCTTGGGTGTATGTCATTTCCAAAGTTTGACTTAATAAATTTGCTTTGATTGGGTCCATAAAATTATATTATTGGACAAATATAGTAATTATTTTTTAAATAAAAACAAATTTTTAATAAAATTCATTCTCTCTAATCCAAATTACCGCAATATACTTATAACCACTTTTTACGGGTAATCCAGCATGAAGGCTATCATAATCTAAAGAACCATCATCTTTAATGTTGTCCCACAATACAAGTTTACCTTTTTTAGGATCAACTTTAATATTTAAATTTGGGAAATTTGTTTCTCCACCTTCAAAATCATCATTTAAGTAAACCAAAGCCGTTTTTAATCTTTGTCCACCTCTACTGAGCTCATCCTCATAGTATTCTTCACCAGGATGAAAAAAATCGTGATGATCTTTATATTCTTCACCAACACCATATTTAACAACATGAATACTTTCCATGTTAATTTTTGGTAATTTGGTCGTCTCAGAAATAAGATCTCTATATTTTATAACAACATCCCCATGTTCTTCATCTAACCAAGCCCCTTTTGCAACTCTATATCCTTCAATACTCTCACCAAGAACACCAACTTCATCAAAAGTGTCTGAAGCTAAATCTATTAAATTATCACATTCTTCATACGATAAAAAATTATTAATTTCTATGACCATATTTTTTATTTTTATAGTTTTTTATAATCCAACATATTGGCATAACAATAAGTAAAAAACTAATGCCAACCAAATGTAAAATACCTTCAATTAACATCATACCGTAATAAATTTAATTTCTGATCCCTCTAATGTAACATCACATATTCCACCGTTCTCAATTATATTGTTAATTCTAGATTCAGGTAGTTTTATTTTATCAGGATCTCCAATCAATTTATAACTTTTGGTTAAAGTTAGTTTTGGTTCTTTAATTAAAGATAATACCGTTTCGTTTTCACATACTACCTTTGAAGGGTACTGACCTCCAACTGTTACTATTGCAACATCACCAATTTGGATCTCGTCGTCCGAAACCAAATATGGTTCCTTTTCCATTATAATAATCTTATTCATTGTTCTTTTCTTTTTTTACATATATATGGTTGTAGTTCCAATTACCACATTGATCACAAGATTCGTAGTCCTTTGAATTTTCAACATCAAATTCAAACTCATCACCTTTATCAATAATAATGTTGGCAATATCTACCCAATCGCTCATACTTAATTTATCTTTTAATGATCTTACTTTATCAATCATCTTATCCTGAAGATCACTAACATACTCAGGAGTTCTTTTTTCATATTCATGAGTAAATAAAGATTCATCATCTATCTCTACATCAACACCAAAACAATTTTCACTTATTGTTATTTTTTTCATAATCCAAATTTATAGACCCTGTTTATATCTTCAATATATTCTTTAAGGTTAATCACAGATTTCTCAAAATCAACTCTTGGTGTTTCACCAAATCTTACGGATTCCTCCTCATCTTTTATCAGCTGACGACAACTACTATAGATTTCTTTTACGATATTAAGTAATACCTCCTCCTTATCATATTGTTTATTTATTTTAACATCCATAATATCACCCTCCAATTCTCGGCAATACTCTATTAACTCCATTACTTCTGGTTCATCCATTAGATGTTTATTATTTTTGAATATTTGATTTATGTTCTTCATAGTGTTTATCACATAATGTTGTATGCCAACCTATATTTGTTCTTAATTCTCCCTTTTCTCCACAGGTCTCACAAGTTTCATAACTTAGTTTCTCCGCAACCCATATTCTTTTATGAACATCATTTGATGCCGAATTAATATAAAATCTTAATCCACCAAACTTTTCCTTCACCTGACAAGTTTGTTTATCCCACCCTAATTCTATTAGATCGGTTATAAGGTCCTTAATTAAAGGATACCATCCATCACCAACACTAAAGAATCTGGAGTCCTTAATTGGTTCCCTATCAGTATAATATCCGTTTTCCAACCCCCCAATGGATTCCAAAAACTCATTCATTTCTTTATCTGTCATATAATTTTAATTTAAAGCTCCCAAATTGATTTTCGTTTCTTCTTTGGGAACTTAAGTGATAACCATAAAGTGACCTTTTGGATCATTCTTTTAATCCCCATTAGTTAAAAAATTAATAATCTTTTCTTTAACGCCACATTGTTTAATACCTTCACTTGATTTTGGGGTTATAACGAAATTACTAATTGCCCAAGCATCTTTCCAAGGTTCACCATTCTTACCCATATTAAGATCGTCAACTGAAACCCAGTGTGTAACCTTAGGATGATCGTGTAGGTATTGTTGAATCTCAACGGTTCGTGTTTGTTCTAACTCCCATTGTGGTGACCATATAAATAAATCACTATGAACAGTACAATTCTGAATGTTTGGAGTTAATGCGATTGGTCGTTTGATGATACCTTGACTTTCGTAGTAGTCACCAAGTTCTTCAAGTGTTGCGTGTAGTTTCCAATCTGAACTTACAACAATTTCACATCCTGTTTCTTCGATAATCTCATTCAATAACTTAATTGCCTTCTTATCGAAATCATCAAAACGATACTCAACAGGAGCTTCCTTTAAATTTGGTGATGAATCAGGATTCGCTGAACGATATTTCGCCCATTTTTTCTTTCGTCCACCCCAATTATTAGAGAGACAAATTACACCATCGTTATCTAAGAAGAGTACTTTCATTTTCTTATGTGTTTGCCGTGTTTTCCAATTAATCCTATTACCATTATAAGTAATATGAATCCTACAAAATTAATCATAATTTAAATGTATTCAAAATTTTATTAATAAAAAAGGGGAAGTAGCGAATTTCCCCTTTAATTGTTGCCATAACGACAACGGTCCTAAAAGCCCACCCTCAAGGAGTGGGGTATTTTTAGTTTCTTATAACTTTTTCAGTTGATCCGTCACTATATCGGATGATATGTAATTCACCTGATTCAGGTTTACATTCTCTACCTAACATATCTGTGATTTTAACGATTGTCTTCCCATATTGAGTTAACTCTTCAATTTCTGCAAATCCTATACTCTCAGTTTGATTGATAACAATAGTTTTATAATCCATTGATTTAGTATAACAATACACAACTAATTGGAAGTTATAACATCCTGTTGAGTCGATCATTGGGTAGTTCACCATATATGTTTGGTATGTACCTGTTGTATCAATAACATACCACACACATAAAATACTGTCTAAACCACTATTAATAAGACCATTTATTGTCATATATGCTGTGTCGATTGTGTTAAAATTTATATTACAATCTTCTATGGTTGTGGTGAAATTACCAATTGGACTATTACAAGTACCTGTTGAATTTAACACTAAAGTATCTCCGAAATTGGTTGATTGTGTTACGATTGAATCACATAATGTTGTATTACATCCGTTAGCATCCATTACATAACAACAATACCCCCCTACAGATAAATTATTGATCGTCTGAAGCATATTACCATTACTCCACTGATATGTGTATGGTGCCGTTCCGTTAATAACATTTGCTGTCATTGATCCATCATTAATTGTAGAATCAATTGTTGTGATATATCCACCGAAGTTAAAACACGGATTGAATGTACCTGATGTTATGTTGAACGTAAGTGTTGTTGGGGTATTATTAACAACGAATGAAACTGTGTAAGTTCCAGGACAAAGACTATCAACATAGTATCCTCCTGATTGGATCACCGCGCCAAATCCATTCCAATTAATCACCGATAAGTTAACACTCGTATCTAATACTGCAGTGAGGTATAAACCATTGTTTGGGACATTACCCCAAAAGAAATAACACTAATAAGTGTCAGTAATAATAATTTTAATTTTTTCATAAATTTGTTTTTTAGTTAACTATAAACAAATATAAATAATATATCAATAAAAAACCCTCCTTTTGGGAGGGTAACTAATTAAAACTTATATTTAACCGATAGTGAAACCGTTTGACCAAAAGTAATCTCTTGCCACCTATTATCTTCTGTGTCATATCTATGATTACCATTTAGGTCTTGGAAATATATAAGTTTTTGTGCTAATATATCTTTTAAGTTTAATTTTAATTCAACCTTTTTAAATGTTTTTGACAATTGGAAATCGATCACATTTCTTCCGTTTTCCCAAACGCTAGGTTCCTGTTGATTACCAACAATATAGATTCTAGGTCCGATAACATTATAGGATAATGTAACATTAAAATCTTCTTTTTTGTTCGTGTAAAATAACCCTGAATTAATGATGTATGGTGATTGTCCTTGTAGTGGTCTGTTACCACCAGCACCTATAACCTCATCCATATTTACCACTGACTTAATAATTGAAATATTACTATAGATTGTAAGTTGGTTCCATAATTTATGGTTTTCAACTTTAGATAAAAACCCTAATTTAAATCTGAATTCTAACTCACCACCAAAACTTTGTGATCTTTCAATGTTTGAGAAGTATAACTCAGGTGCTCCTGACGTTCCGGTCCTATTTATAGTTTCAATAGGGTTATTAAAGTTTTTGTAAAACCCTGACAAACTTATAATCTGACCACTACCAGGGTAAATCTCATATCTAATATCACAATTAGTTATCTTAGTTCTTTTTAAATATGGATTACCTGATGTGATATTATCCAATACGAAGTTATAGAAGTTAAATGGCGCTAATTCTCTAAACTCAGGTCTAGATACCGTTTGACTAATACTTCCTCTTAACTTCATTTTTTTATTGAAGTTATAAATTACATTAACAGAAGGTAATAAATCAATTACCGTTGTGTCAATGTTTCTATTTAAGTTACTCCCAAACTCAATGTAGTTAAAGTTTTGATTGTAAGATTCTAATCTAACTCCACCCGCAAATCTCCACTTGTTCAATTTGTAATCAACCATAGTGTAGAAAGAATTTAAGAATGAATTTGCATCATAACTATCATCAACTTTGGTTGCCTCATCTAATTTAAAACCACCCTGACCATTACTTAAAAGACCCATATTCTCAGTGGAGAATATTTGATCCATAGGTAATAAAAGTAAGTCACTATTAAAGGTACTACCGTTTGGTTTATATTGTGAAAACCCAAAATTTCTTGATTGAAAGTCTTTCATTCTAAATTGATTCCACCCACCGATCTTGACTGAATTAACATCTTTAAATGGAATTGTTAGATCATATCTTGCACTTATAATTTTTTCATCTGATTCAGACCAAAACATATTACCAGCAGCAGTTGGTATTGTACCGTTCTGTTGAATAACTGCAACATATTGTTCTGTTGGGTCATCCTCATTTAAAGAGTATTTTCTATACACTACTCTCCTTAGGTTCGGAATGTCTCTTTTAACATTACTATAACCAACACTCCAATTAAATTTATTTTCTTTTATCGTGTGAATCCCAAGTAATTGATTAGTTAAAAAGTTATTTTGAGTATACCAAAAATTCGTAGATTTCTCCCATTGTCTTGGATCACTATCTAACTCTCTAACACCCTTTCTAACATTAACCTTATCTTCAGAATTTACAGAATAAATATTCTTAAACTTGATGGTGTTGTTTTCATTAATCTTATAAACCAAATTTAACATACCACTATTTAAAACACTCTGAGTAAATACAGAATCATTTAGTTCCATTTTCTTAACCACACCCGTTGCTTGTTCCTCAAACTCTCTTCTAACAATATTATTATAGTTGAAGTTGTTTTGGTAGTTATACGTTAAAATGAAACTTAACGTTTGTTTCTTTTTAAATTTAATGTTTCTACTTAAGGTATATTGAATAGATGGGTTAGGTAACGCGAGCCTATCTTTAGTTGACCAAGTAAAGTCCATTAGTTTTGCAACCTCAGACCTTTCTTGTTTTGATAAGTTTTGGAAATCAATAGTTCCATTAATATTTGGTAACCCTCTAGATTCAACACTATATGTTTTAAAATCCCTAAATGTTGCAATTGTATTATGTGATCCACCAATCTGTATTGTATGAGTATTCTCATTTTTAGGTTCGGAAGTGTTAATATCAATTACGCCTCCAGCAAACTCACCAGGTAAATCAGGACTAGCAGTCTTCATCACCATTAGATTGTCAATCATATTTGATGGGAATATATCAAACGAAAAAGATCGCTTATCGGATTCCGAACTTGGTAAAGGTAGCCCGTTCAATAATGCGAAGTTGTATCTATCATTAAGACCCCTCACAACCACGAACTTATTATCCACAACACTTATCCCACTAACACGTTTAAAAACATCAGAGACCTTAGAGTCTGGTGTTCTCTTAAAGGTCTCTGCGTTAATACCGTCTACAGATGTAACACTATTTCTTTGTAGTTTTACAAGTTCTGTTGTTGATTCTTTATTAATTTTAAAGGTAACCGTAACCCCCTCAACATTTCTAATTGTGTCTTTTTTAAATGTCTCAGATGGTTGAGATAATAATTGTATTGGTAGTACCAATAATAACGTCAATAAAAATTTCATTCCTATTATTTTTTAACTATAACTTTTTCTGTATGACCTTCAGCGTTGATAATATAAATACCATTTTCCAAATCTGATAAGTCCGTATTGTTTTGTTTTACAACTTTACCCAATGAATTGTAGATTACAAAATTTAAAGATTTTTTATCAGAATCAATACTGATTAAACCTTCTGTTGGGTTAGGAAATACTTTAAACGATGTTTTGATTGTTTCAGTAATACTATTAGTTAAATCACCAAATTTAGAATTTGTAAAGTCAGCACCTGTTGCAACAACTGATGTGCTATCTAATCTACAATCAGGTACAACACCACTTGGTACAAATATGTTTACCCAATTGATTTGATTGATTGTTGTTAACGTATCGTTATTGTGACTCGAAAAGTATGTTGTTAAAATTCCTGGTGTTGTAACTAAACAATTTGTTGGTATTTCACAAAGAACATTACTTTCGAAAGCCAATGTGTCCCCTAACAAATTATCCTCAACTGATGTACCTTCTAATGATAATCCCTTTTCCCATCCAACAACAAGAGTATTGAACACTGATGTTGCGGAGTTTCTTCTAATTCTAAAAGCTTTCTCAAACTTCTCACCTGTTGGTAGAGTAACCGTACCATTACCTTTCGCACCTACAATAGTGAAATTAGAGAATATCGGAGCGGTTTGTGGTAAAGACGAACTACCTTGTGCGTCATTATCTGATTCGAAACAATTTGAGTCACCTGCGGCGTCTGATAAATTTTCATTTCTAATTGATAACCCAAACTGAACGTTACCTCTGTATCCAAAATCAGTGTCGAAATCATCGTCTGTTGTTGAATAAGCTATTAAATGTTTACAATTAACCGTTCCTCCAAACCATTCAAAAGCATCGTCACCTGAATAACTTACCTGAATAAAATCAACTTGAGTTCCCGAACCAACTGATCCAAAAGTAATACCATTTATTTCTTTATTTGGTGCTAATGGTATTCCCGCGAATTCAATTCTAATATATTTTAATATTCCTGAATTATCATTATCGTTATTACCACCAAATTCGGTATCAGATGTTGGAGCAATACCCTCAATGTTTGCAACACCACCAGGTTGGTTATTAACACCGTTACCTAAAAGTACAACTCCACCCCAATCACCTTCAGATCTATTTCCAATAGAATTGTTTGATGTAAAAACAATTGGTAATTGTTGTGTTCCTTCAGCGATTAATTTAGAACCTCTTGTTATAATCAAAGTCCCTTGTGTTGCATTATCACCTCTGATGATTGTTCCTGGTTGAATCGTTAGTGTTGATCCGTTTTTAACATAAATTTTGTTTTCTAACAAGATAACACCTGACCAAATTGTATTTGTTGTGATGTCCGAACTAACGGTTGTTTGTGTCGATGGGTAATTTGTATTTTCGGGATTAAAATTAGACCACCCATAAGTCCAATCTGTTTGTGGTGTATTGTCCGTCACAGGAAAAGCTCCCTTATAATTGGTAACGGTCCAAAACTGACTTTGTGCGCTTGTTAAGAAAACAAACATTAACATTACGATACTTGCGTAAATCTTTTTCATACTCTATTTTTATAATTTTATTACACCAATAGATAGTCCAACAAATAGGTTAAATCAACTTGGTCGCTATGATTTAGCGATAACCTAATACTCTTAACGTTTAGGTAGCACAAAAAAACCCCCACATTTCTGTGAGGGTTTCATATGATTTGTCTCAAAGAGTCAAAAATAGGTCAAAAAGAGAGTTTTAAGTTTTAATCAAATGACTTTTGAGTATTTGAAATTTCGTTTTAATGTCAGTTCGTTACCTTTATCAATTATCTATCCAATCGGATCCATAATGTAGAACAACCATCACTTTTTAACCCTATCCACAAACCATATTAAATTTCTGTGGTTGCGTTGAAGGTATCCAACTTATCTTGAATTTCTTCAATTTTTGATTCCAACAATTTAATCTCTTGATTTCTATTTACCAAAGAGATTTCAGAAGTTAAAACCACTTCGTGTTCCATTCGGTAACGATCACGATTTGATTTCCCTTCAGTACAGTCCATTTTCTTTAGGGCTGCAATTGTTGATTTCATTTCTGACATCCAAAAAATGGATTGCATCACCGGTGTGTTTGCGATGTGGATTTTCGCCTTTAAAGACGCCAACTCCTGTGTGTCTTTTTGGATTTCTTCATACAACATCTGTGTGCTGTATGGTCTTTGGTTTCCAACCTCAACCGAGTTGTGTTGTTGCATCAACTTCGTGTTCTCCGAAATGTTTTTAACCAACTTATTTTTTTGTTTAAGAGCTTGTTTAATTGTCATAATAAATGTTTTGTGTATGAAAGTATAATTAATCTTTATTTATTTGTCAAGTTCGTTTTTACCATTTATCAACATCAGTAAGATCTATGGTGGTTTTAGTTAATTGACTATAAACCTCAACCATTTGACCTATACCTGAACTTGAAAATCTGTATTCGTATTGACCATAACTTCCATAAATAGCCTTTATGTGTTCTTGCCATTCCTCCAACTTCTTTACCTGATCTTCATCAAGCGTAAATGTTTTAGTTTTACCTTTTTTTGGTGGAGGAGGTGGTATTTCACGGTCAGTCATCTCACCATTGATTCTCAAATACATTTTTTTAATAGGTTCTTGATACTCATCCATAATTCATTATTTTAAAAATCTTAAGTAATAAACTTCTGAAAGTAATAATAATGATGTTGCCCACCCTAAACCTCCAAGTGCATTACCAATGTAAAAACTTAATATAGTGTTAGATATCACTATTAAAAACAACGGTATATAATATCTTCCTTTTTTCATAATCTATCTTCCAAACCCTACGGTTCCTGACCCTTTTATATTCGGAGCTTTTTTCATTCCCTCCAAATTATCCATTGTTTCTTCAAATGTTCTTCCCATAACTATAACGGAAATAACAACTTCTTTCAAGTGTGAAAGAGACATTCCTTTAGTTCTTTCGACCCACATATTAACATCAACACCTTTAAGATCCTCATCATTTAATTTGTGGTTAATATACGCCTCTCTAATTTCATCGTTAGGTAATTCAACTTTATATCGTCTATCAAAACGAGATGGTCTGTTGGTAATACGATCTTGTAACTTCTCAGGGTAGTTTGTTGTTGCAATATATACCACACCTTCAATTTGTTTTACACCGTCCAAAATATTCAACAACTTACTAGTTGAGTGATTATTCTCTCCCGCAATAGAATCAATATCTTCCAATAACACAATTAAAGGTCTGTTTGGTTCGATCTTTCTAAAAGTTGTGATGAAATCAATGAAGTATTCAACATCTTCACCATCTTTAATATTTAAGATAATACCATCCTGTTCTATTAAGTCTTTCGCAATTAGTTGAATAATACCTGACTTACCACATCCTGGTTCACCGTACATTAATATCCCTCGTTTATGGATAAAATTATACTCCTTATACTTTTCTTTACGATCCCAAAAGTTTTTAATGTCTCTTAGAATGTCCATTATCTCATATGATGGTAACTGGTACAATTCATCAGTTTTAAATGGTTGTTTTTTCAACGTATGTTTTTGAGCGTCTCTATTCCAAGTCATCTCATAAACCCCTGATGGTACCTTTTCAATTGATTGGAATGATGGTACAAACTCTTCATCAGGTAATGATCCCCAACAAGTTGGCGATGGTGATGTTTTATTTTCAACATATTCATTTTTTAAAGTCGTCAAAGTTTCCATTGCTTCAATTTCTTTTAACTCTTCAATGTAATCATCTATTTGATATTCTCTCATCTTACTAATATTGGGTGTATAATTATTAATATTTCTTCTGTTTTATCTTTTATTCTCACAACTCTATCTTTGTGAATTTTTAAAGTTTCTTTTGAGTTTTTTGTTTTCAAGTGTTCGAACTGAGTTTTCATTTCTGTTCTCGCATCTGATTCTTTTTTGAAGTATCCGAAGTAGTCATCACAACCACCAACTCCTCTTGTTCTATCGTAAACCCCATATATCAGGTCGTTGTCTTTTGCCATTATAATTTATTAGCAATTTGTTTAATAATCTCTTGATCTTCTATTGTTAATTGGTAATGACCGTTCCAAAGTTTTGTTAAGTCGTTTCTAAAGTCATATTCACCCAGTGATTCATCATCTCCTCTTACAAGTTTCCTAATTTCAGAATTTGGGTGTGATTGTAAAATACCATCCTCGTATAACCATTCCGCTATAGTTCTTTTGTCCCCACGATCCATTTCATTATAGATATTATCTAAATCAACATCAATTCTAATCCAACTCATTTGTTATTTTTTTTAATGTTAAGTAAAAAAAGTGACCCCATCAAGTTAATGGGAGTCACCTACGTTATTTTTTTCACCATAGATCAAATAATCCGGATTAATAATCTTAGCAATTTTGTGTCTACTACCATCCAAAGATTTAACAACAACACCTTCGTGAGGAACTTTAGTTCCGTGAATGTTGTTATTGAACACGTATTTATCTTGTTCTTCTTTTGACCAAAGTCCTGAATACAATGTTTCAACTTCTTCCAACCCCATACATTTGAAGTGAGTTGATTGATAAATGTTATCCTCATATACACCGTCAACCTCAACATCAAATCCGGCAAAACGAATATCAGTCAAACCATAGTCGTAATTCTTTTGTATTCCGTGTCCGTAGATCTCACCATAGATGATAAAACCAGACCCTATACCATCAGGTAAATATGTGTCTTTAACGTGATCCCAAAGTTTTTTACGAATATTGTATTTTTCCTCAATCGTTTTCCACACATCACTATTGTAGAACCCTTGAGAGTCAGATCCTTTCTCTACGTTATGTGATCCGTACACATATTCATAACCAACCCATTGATTACCAAACCATCCACGGATTTTATCCAAGAATGAAAGTTTTTTCTTTTTTACAATCCCGTAACGAGCATTTGTCCCGTGTAATTTACGAGTGATCACAACGTCATCGTCCTCGTTAAACATATCAGGCACGTTCTTCATATTTGGGAATTTGTAGTAAACGTGGAAGTTAGGGTTTTGGTGGTACTTGAATTTTCTACCCCCAACACTCATCTCAACCATCTTAACTGGTGGTTCGTACTTAAAGATTTCCAACAACTCCATACAATCAGATCCTTCGTAACGCCATTTTTCAGGAATAAATGAAATTGGGATAATTAAACATTCCGAATAAACACCTCTCAACTTAACAGTACGAACACGACCACCTTTACGCAAGTAATTGGTTACGTTCATTGCATCTGATAATTTAACAGGGATAACTGCATCCGTAGTTGCTACAACTACCGAATCACCCGTTTTATATTCGCCTTTTTTGATGATAGCATTCCATCCACCGATAACACCTAATTCTATGTTGTCTGCTCCTTCTATTGGTTTAACCTCTCCGATTACACCAACATAACATACGCTATTATTATTTTCCATTTTTATACGTTTTTAAATTCTTCTTTCACTAACTCTATTTCTTCTTCCAACCTTCTGAGTTCTCTAGCAATCATTTCTTTAATAACCTCTTTGTTATAGAAACTCACCTCACTTGGTGTTCGAAAATGTCCTCCCGATGTATAGTTAATTGTTACGTTCAAACCACAACTTTTAAGTGCGGTTTCTAGTTTGTATTTTTGTCTTTCCAACTTTTCAAGGTTTTCTTTAACTTTTTTTGCCTGTTCAAATTTTTCTAATTCCATATCTTAATTTTATACGGTATGTTCAATTTGTACTCTTACACAATTTTGTGGCATTCTATTTAAGTGTCGATAATTGTTGATGTATCCCATCATATTACCACTTCCAACAGCGTTTGCCGAATGAACCACAACCTCAACTACAGGTTTACCGTCTAGCCATTGATTAACCAACCACTTTGTACAGTCCATACCAGTTTTTTCTGTAATATTATCATAATTGATTGTATAATTTTTCACAACACCATAGTGCCATTCTGCCATCGCACTATCACCTAAGTCGTGATCCAATGATATTAATTCAATGTTCTCCATTCCGATTGAGTTTACCTTTTGAACGAACTCATCATAAGAACGTACAACGATCCAACTTGGATCTACCGGTGTACGAACATCATCTAGGTAAATGCGATAACCTTTTAAATTTTCTCCCATATTAAATTTTTATAATTTTTTAATTGTTATT